ATCTACTCCCGCTCACTCTTTAAGCAAGCGCCAGCCACTTCACAGGCCGAGTTCCGGCATCTAATAAATTGCCATCCGTGCGCATGAAGGCGATAAAAGCGATCTGATCCGTGTCGGCATATCTTTCCTCGAGCCGCACGAGGCGAATCGTCGAAACGTCACGAATCAAATATTTGCTTAGGTCGCCGAAAAGAACGAGCTTTTGACCTGTCGTAAACGTCGCTGACATGGACTGGTTGATGGTGTAGCGGTAGCCGAGCAACCTATCCGGCACGCCGTTCTGCAGGCCCGGCTGCCAAATATAGGCATTGGTCGTCGATTCTTTGAGTTTGCGGATTGTCGCCAAAACCGTATCGTGGAACATAAAGCTAGCGCCAGGCCGATAAGCCGGATCGACGCTATGAATCAGGTCTATGACCTCATCGGACGTGAATGTCGTCATGGATGCCGCAGCTTTGCCGACCACCGCGGCGACTGTCAGCCCTTTGGGCAATGTGGTGCCGGCGCCGGTGGTGAAATGGTCGTTCTGTATGCGCGCGATACGAGTGCCGAGCCAATCGCCGACGAGCGCGCCGAGATCGAAGGCCGAGTCCTGCGTCAATTCGTAAGACATGAGGATCGGCTTGGACGAGTACTTGAAAGCGTTCAGAATAAGCTGAGCGAAGGCCGGATCGACCGATGCGCCGATAGTCGTTGCCTCGGCCAGGATCGCGCCCTTGTTGGTCGTGTCGTTCATCGTCGGATAAGGCAGCGCATTGCCGGCGTCGGTGCGGATGACCGTGGCATTCAGCCTGACGCCGCCATAGGCAAGCAGCGCCTGTTCGAGCGCATAAACGAAGCCCTGCGGGATAGTTTCTTTGCCTGCGCCCGAAGTCGCCACGTCCAAGCCGACACGATACTCACGTTGGAAGGTCCGGTAGTCCTTGATGATCGGCAGATCGATCTGGCTGGCGCGCAAATCAGGGATACCGAGCCGCACCGCGGCGTTGATGTGGCGCTGCTCCAATACGGCGCCGGGTTTACCCATGCGCAAAAAGCCTTGCACGCTAAGCGAGACGGCTTCTTCGTATTCCATCCGCGACAAGGCGCGATTGGCAACGGAACCGTAGCGAATCGTGTCGAAAGATACAGTCCCGTTGAATGAACCCTCGCCGTTCCCGTTGCCATTGCCGTTGCCGCCGGCAGCGACACGAGCGCTTCGGGCGAGCTCGGCTTCTTTTGCGGCTAAAAACTCCTCGTTCTTGATGCGCTTTTCCAGTCCGGTGATGGCCGTTTCCATCTTGTCGAATTTCTCACGGTCTTCCGGTGTCTCGCCGCCGCGCTTGTCGCAATCGTCCTGCAGATCGCGAAGCTCTTTCACCGCCGTCCCGAGCTGCTGCCGGAGTTCATTAATATCTAACGACATAACTGATTCTCCTTTTGCTCAAGTAGTCTTGAGCGCGTTCGATTATTGCTTTGCGATCTTCCGATCGGCTGACAAAGTCGGCTTTTTTATCGATGGCCAATTCTTTTTTGATCTGGGCGGCGAGTGACCGGATCCCTACATCGGTCTGCGGATAGGCTGGAAAAGTGACCGGCGAGACGTCGTAGAGTTCTACTTTAACGAGCGTGCGGACCAATCCGCCGTCGATCATGCGCCAGTTTTGCCCCTCCGGGAGCACCGCGAAGCCAAAACTCATCTGATCGACATCGCCGCGCTCTATCGACTTCAATAAATCGCGGGCGTAAGTGGTGTCGGCGAGATCGGCGTCTATGGCGAGACCGGTTTGATCTTCAGTAAGCTTGAGCGTGCCTGATTTGGTGCGGGCGAGCGGAAAATTTGGGTCATGATTGAAAAGAGCGCGAATATCGCCGTCTTTTATCGTCTCGCGGAAGGCTCCAGGGGCTATTTTTTCTCTAAATCCGCCTAGATCCTCGCTCAATTGATCGAATACGGCGGCATGACCGACGAGCCGCGGCGTCGGGCCGCTGGTGACCCGCAACTCGGTGGCGTTGAAAACCCGGCGTTCTTTTTCCATAAAAAAAGGCGGAGATCCCGGCTGGTCGACCAGAACCCCCGCCCCAAATGACAGCAGCAAAACACTCGCGCGCACGCTAACGGTGCTTACAATATAGAAAATAGAACGAAAAAGAAGGGATTATTTAGGTGGGAGCGTCGCTATTTGACGGCATTTGACGGTAAATGTCGCTCTTTTTTTTTAACTTCCGTCAACGTTTCGCTCATCACGCGGCGTGTGTGGCCTATCTTGACCGCATCGAGCTCGCCCGACTTGATCCAACGCTCGACGGTGCGAGAGCTTACATCGAACTCCTTAGCGACCTCATCTATACGATAAGATTTTTTATTATCCATTTATTTTGCCTGCCATCCGTTTCCGTCACCTTCGTCCCAACATTTGGCGACTACCAGTGTGTCATCGGGATGAAATGCTATTTTTTTTCCTTGGCGCAATACGCGAATGGAAATGCCGATCGGTCTTGGATGCGGGTACAAAAGATAGCCTGCGGCTTCGATCTGATTCATAGCATCGGCGAGAATCTTGGCAGCATCACGCGGAGTCACACAAGCTGGAGATCCATCGGGGATGGACCCCTCATCTCCTTCGGGAAAATTAGAGGCAATGTTTCTTGAGACATACGACGTGCCGCGATCTCGCAATACTTCTCGTCAATATCGATACCGATGGCCTTGCGGCCCAAGTCTTTGGCGGCGCGCAGTGTCGTGCCACTGCCAAAATACGGATCACAAATTAAATCAGCGTCTTTTGCTTGCGCGATACACCATCGCATCAAGGCAATAGGCTTCTGCGTAGGATGAACGATCGAATAACCTGCAGACACGTTTTCTTCGCCGCGCTTACAAATCCCCCGCCATAATTGCCTATGAAGGCGAGCCGGCCCTTTCAAGTTTGTCCAAGCAATTTCACAATCCGCGTTGTCATCGCTGCCGGTTTCCTCGCGCTTATCCCAAATCAGCCAATGCGGAGAACCTGGCAACTTATCGCAGTAATGATTCGCGCCCCACAAAATGATCTTCGGATACTTGAGCAAGTGCGAAGGATCAAAAGGCTCATCATCGCCGTAAACTTCCGGCCAATCTCTTGACTCGACAACTCGGAAGCCCTCAGTACGTGATTTGCCCCGTCCGTTACTCGCCCGCCTTGTTCGCTCCTTAATCCCATACGGCGGATCAGTAAGCACCAAATCCACCGATTCAAGATGCGGCAATATCTCGCGGCAATCGCCGTGGTAGATCGTAACCGCACTGTCTTGGTAGTAAGGAGTCATATCAATGCGCCGCCCCGTTCAATGCGCCGTTTGGTTTCGGCGGCTCCAATTGCGCCGGCGGGCTCCCTGGTGGCTGCAATTTTGCTTTTAGTAAATCATCGAACATATCGATCGGCGCTAAATTTTGCTGCAAGTAATGCCGATCGCCATCGGGGCCGATGCTGTTCAAATTTTCTTTTTCACGGATCTCGTTGATGGTCAAAACGCCCATATTGAACAAAGCCTGGTAAAATCTCGCCCTGGAATCGCTGTCGCCGCGCAATAAAGCGTCGATCATGAACTCGGCAAATAAAACTCTGCGCTCCGTCGGTGTAAGGAGTGAAAGTGTGGCGCGCTGTTCCCAGCAGATGAGCCAGGGCCGAATACAATCGGTGACGAAATCGATCGCCTGCTGCTCGACCGACGCATAACTGACGGTCCCCGGCTTCAAAAGGCCAATTTTATAGCTCGGTACGCGGTAAATGGCGGCGATATCGCTTTTCTGAAACTCTTGACCCTGGATGAATTGCGCATCGTCGGGCGGGACGCCGACGTCCTGCCATTTCATTCCCTCCTCCAAAATCGCCACGCGGGCGCGGTTCGAAAGGCCCTGGTGATTTTCCTCCCAGCGCCGGCGCAGTTGCTGGTAAGCCGGCTCACCGAGGATGCCGGGATGCATTAAAACGCCGCCGGGCTTGGCGTCGTTGGAAAAAAACCGCGCCCGGTACTCCTCCGATGCCTTGGCAAGCCCCAAAGTCTCACGGGCCAGCGCGATCGGGGAGTAGCCGATCAGCCCATCGGTGGACAATCCGCGCAGATGAAACACATCGGTCAATTGCCGCTCGCCGCCGTCCGGCGTGATGTAATAATAAAAAATCTTGCCGTCATAAATCTGCAACCTCATCCGATCGGGCCGCAAAGGCCATAAATTGGCGACTTGACCGCTGCCGTTGCGCTCGATTTCCGCATAGGCATTGCCCCAGAGGCAGAGATGGCCCTGGAGTGTTTGCTTGAATTCGAACGGCGACATGTACGGGTTGGGCTCTTGGTGCAAAATACGATAGACCGCGTGATTTTCGGCTCGATCTTTGCCCGATGTGGTGCGCTTATAGAGAAAACACGGAAGGGAGGCGACCGTCTCGGCGATAACTCGCACGCATTGATAAACCGTCGAGATCAGCAGCGCGTTGCCTTCGGTGACCCTCACGCCCGAGGCCGTGCTCATGCCGCCGCCAAATGCGAAATATTCGGTGAATCCCGGCGTATTGATGCCGAGATTGCGAAATGCGCGCTTAAACCACTGTAGAAATTTCATAGAGCTATCCGTTCTCTGTCATGCGGACAATAACCGTTATATCCCAAAGATTGATTGCAATTGTGACAAAGGATTCGAAATCCTTGTGGAAAATTATTTTTGATTAGCCAACGGGATGTTTTACCACTAATCGAGAGTCGATGTTGACGACCATTGCCTTCTATGTGATCTATCGCTAGAAATTCATATCTTGTTTCGCCGCAACAAATGCATTTACCACCATAATGTTCAACGCATCTTCGCCGTTCCGCTCGTGCTTTCTCATTTAATCCGCCGCGTCTCTCGTGATAATTTTTTTTATACCAGACACTATGATAAGCACGTCGACGTTCTTTAAATCCCGCGCGATTTTTCACACGCTCATGATGTTGCATATTGTAAATCTTGGTACATGAGCGACATCGACTGCTTCGTCCAAATTTATGACCTCTATGTGGATAAAATTCGCTCGCATCCAACGCTTTTTTACACCCGATGCAAATCTTTATCATAAAAAACGCATCTCTCTGTTTTGATATACGCTGCCTTTGTCATTTCCGTGCCTTATTGCAAGTTCTAAACTCATAATCATTGCGACGATGCCGTCGATCTTTTCGATCGATTTGCCCTTGTCGGGCTTGAGGTTTCCTGCCGAGTCTGTTTTCACCACGACATTGTTCGCCATCCAGCGGAGCATCGGGTTGCCGCCGTGGGTGATCTTACGCGCCAAAATATAAGTCAGCAACTCTTTTGTTGGCGCGGTCATGCTCGAAAACCCCTGGCCGAATTGCCATAACATCGGCTTGTGAAAATTGGCCGCCTCTTTTTCATCGCTCGTAAATCCGTATTCGTCGCACAACGTCGTCGTGATCTGCGTCGATCCCCAGCGGTCAAAGGCCAGTGCCTTGAAATCGAAGTCGGCGCGACAGCGTCCAAGCCGGAGCATTATGTAACGATAATCAATCGAATTGCCCGGGGTCGCTTCGAGATATCCCTCGCGCTCCCAGACATCATAGGGCACATGATCGCGCAGTACGCGGTCGTGCATAGAGTCTTCGGGTATCCAGAAAAACGGCAACACCATGAACGGCTCAGCTTCTTTTAAAGGCGGAAAAATAAGCGCGAGCGCAGCAATATCAGTAGTGGACGCAAGATCGAGACCGCCAAAGCAGCGCCGGCCGCGGAGTTGATCGTAATCGACTGGCGGCGCGGCGCAGGCGTCCCACTCGGTCATCTGCAGCCAGCGGACGTCTTGTTGCGTCCAAATGTTAAGATGTAATCTTTTGAATGTGTTCTCATAGGCAGATATGGATTTGGCCTTTTCGCACTCGGCTGCGAGATAATCTTCTTTGATCGATATGCCGAGATTTGGATTGGCCTTCTTCCAGGTTTTCGGGCTCGTCCAGTCGTCGGTCTCATCGGCGCAAAAAATAATCGGCAGGAAGGCCGGATCGTTGACGGTGCCGTCAATTACCTTTTGCGCGTACTCGTGGACCTCCCAGCAAATAGAGTGGCGGTCAAACCCCGCCGTGGTGAACATAATCATAAGCGGCGAGCGCCGCGAGCCCGTGGATGTTTTCAAAACATCGTAGAGCTCGCGGTTGAGCTGGGCGTGCAGTTCATCGAACAGGATGCCGTGGGAGTTTTTGCCGTGTTTGGTCGGGGCGTCGGCGGACAGTACGTGATAGGCATTGGACTTATAGATGATCGAGCGGCGAAAGGAATCGGAAACGGAATCGAGGTCCGGGTCCTGTTCCACCATGCCCTTGGCTACGCCGAAGACGATGGCGGCCTGATCGGTATCGGCGGCGGCCGAGTATATTTCCGCGCCGCTCTCGCCGTCGGCAAATAACAAATAGAGCGCGAGGGCGGCACCGAGCGACGATTTGCCGTTCTTGCGCGGCACTTCGATAAAAACCTCGCGATAAAGCCGCGTGCCATTGGGGCGCATCCAGCCAAAGACTCCGCGCACAATCTCGCGCTGCCAGCCCTCGATCCTGAATAATTGCCCGGCGAGTTCACCCTTAACGTGGCGGCAGCACGTCTCGATAAACTCCACGGCGCGGTCTGCCTTGGCCTTATTGAACTCCGCCCCTGTCCGCCGCCATTGGGAGGCATTCTTTATCTTGCCGTCTTTGCGTTGCCAAAATGGCCGCATTTGTTACGCAGTGTTACGCAGTGTTACGCAAGGAATTTTCGCGCACCCTGCGGCTTGTCATCGGTCGCAGGCGCAGCGCTGCCTTTGATGCGCGTGCGGCTCGCTGGGGACAAACCGAACTCGGTCAAGAAATTTCTCATCTGCTCCATCGCTTTGTTCGCCACCGACCACCAGGGCGAGATGACCGGATAGCCGGACGGTGCTTTGAAGATCATCGGCTCGTTGCGCAAATGGTCCTCGGCCTCGACCCAGCGCCCCCACGCCGCGCAGTAGGCCGCCAAGGCGGCGCGGTCTACCTTGGTCAAAATACCGAGCGTC